ACGCTTTTTCCATTTTTTGAGCAGTGGTTAGCGCAATCAGGTCAGCAGCGTAGACAGCCTGAACTGAGTTATAGACAAAGTTCTCGTCTTTGATATAACTAGTCTGATCCGAAACCCAGATAAACCCGCCAGTCTGTGCCTTGCGGGCTGGCATGAGACCGGCCTTCAGTGCTTCCTCAACCTGACTGTCGTTGTTTTCTTTGAAGCTACCGTCTGCATGGACCGTGCCAACAGTATTGATACCTTTGAAGAAAATAGCCTTATAGAAACCAGCGGCCTGCATGGCAGCGGCAATGACCGCACCCATCCAAGGCTGGAACTGTTTGATAGTACCGGCTGAAGTGAGTTGCTTGAAGTCTTGGAAAGCGACTGAGCAACGGCTTGAGCTTAGATTCGAAGCCGCTTCTTTCTGATTGGCAAAGGTGTCTTCGATTGATAGAAACGCCTGACGATTCCGGCGTTTCTTCAGCGTTGACATCTTGAGTACGTGGGTCTTGACGGCTAGATTGATAGCCTCAATGGTATACGTCGAGCCGCTTTCCGTTAGGCCAGCAATGATATCGCGGCTGGCGTCTTGGCTAAAGAGCGGGATTACGAAGTTACCGTGGACGGCTTCCAGCGCATCAATCGCAGCGAGAACCTCTTCACTGGTGGTTGAACCTTTCAATCCACCGGCCAAATGGGCGAGAGCAGCAACGACTGGCAACCCAGCAGCGGCCTGAGTTGGAGTAGTGTTTAGCTGGACAAGCGCCGAACCGTCTTTGATAGTATTGAAGAAGTTGTAACCGTCTGCTTTGATTCGGCCAACATGTGCGCCGAAGGTTGAGCAAACATTAAAAGTGCCATTGTCAAGAGCGCTGGTGGGTAGATTTCCAGCAGCGGCTGAGCCTACCGCAGCCTTCCAGCCGGTCTGCGCATTGATAAAGCTTGCCAAATCCGCAATAGTAGGATAATCAGCTAGGGTAATGGCCGGAAGAGCAGCTCCTGAACCACCAGCAACGACTGAAGTAACCGCAGTATCGGTAATGGTAACGGTTGCAGTAGTACCGGTATAGCTAACTTTGAGAGCGATGTCGCCGCCAGCAGTTAGAATCTCTTGCAAGTTATCAACAGCCCGTGATACAGTGAGTTTGGCTTTGTATTCCGAAGTCGCAGCAATCACGACAGGAGTAGCGGATGTTGAAATGAAAGTGACAGGAGTGATCGAACCGGCATAGGCGCAACGGGTCAGTAAGTCAGTTCCTGTAGTCAGCGCATTGATTTCCAGAGTTTTGCCAACACCGTCAACTACTGAGCCAGCTTCTAGGGTGATGGTGACAGGAGCGAAGCATTGTACGTCTGAGGTGGCAGCCATTGCAGTAGTATTTACAGCAACCGGAGCGGTGACTACGCCTGCAACCGGAGCAGCACCTAGCGCCTTACCGGCGTCTGACAGCTTGGTGGCTGAAATCGTGGTTGAGGTAACACCAGTGACTACGTATCCACCGACATTTTGGTCATTCCAAGATGAAAGAACTGAGCCAGTGGGGATAATCATGGTATCGCCAACGGTAGGAGTAACTGCGAAAGCTACCGATCGGGTGATGGTAACCGCATTCGCAACGGCAGAGAGAGTCAAAGTACCAGCAGCTAGACCGGGTAGTACGCCGCGAGTAGCGCCACCAGTTGCAGCAACGCCTGACAAACCGTCAACGGCAGTAACAAAAGCCGAAGGGCTGGTATTTACACCTACAGTTAGCGGGACTGAAGCTGCACCGGTAACACGGAAGCCCGCATTGAGTGAGGCAACATTAGGAATCCAAGTAAAGGCACCGGTTGTAGGCAACGCTTCCGAGGTATCGGCAGTGACTACATACGTAATGAGATTGCCAACTTTGCCAGAAGATTTTGCTACAAGCGTACCGTAAGTACCAGACGCAACATTGGTTAGATTACCTGAGGCCTTGGTTGAGGCGTTGGTCTTAACCATAACGGCTTTGGCAAACGAGCCGCCGATTTGTGGATCGTCAGCCGGAGCACAAGCCGCTCGGAATGCATCAACAAGAGGTCCTGAGCCGTATTTCAATTGTACATCGGCTAACTGGTCTGGACCGAATGAGTTGTTTTCCAAATCCGTCTCAAGCGTGTAAGCATCACCCTGATCGGCTTCGCCCACCAAGAGTAGAACGCCAGAAGTGGCTAGGCCAGAAGTACCGTTCTGGACTCTGATAGTGCTATATCCACCGGGGATATAAGTGACGCCTGAGGTAGTTGATAAAGATTGAGCCATTTGATATAGTCTCCGATAGCAGAAAGATTAATGTTATTTCTTACCCATTAGCCGCCCAAAGATTCCGGGCTTAGTCGCGACGACACCAGCCGCTTTGGGTGAAGCAAGTTTTGGGGCAGCCCGTTTTGAATCGTCGAGTTCAAGACCTGAACTAACGGGACCTTTGGGTTGGAATGCACCAGCACCTGCGGCACTGAAATTGCTAGCACGAGTAGCTTGTTCTGAGGCACCGGGTAGCTTGATCTTGGGTTCCTTAGAAGCTGCATGTGCTGAGGCGGCAGCGGACACGGGATCGGAACGCTTGGCGGCTTCGGTTAGAATGCCCTTGTCGAGCCCAGTGCCCATTTTGGGGGCTTTGCCGGGTTTTGACACAGGAACTTTAGTAGCCATGTTCACGCCTGATGGCGGTTTGGCCATGGGCGGTTCGGCCTTTTTGACTACCTTACCGCCTGAGCCTTCTGCCTTTACTTCTTTCATACCGGTTCCGTCGGCTTTGACAGGGAACGGAGTGTTTTCAGAATTGCTCGATCGATTACCCTTTGCGTCAACTAACTCTGATTTCTTGGTTGACTTTCGGCCTAGAATAGGAGACTTGGCTGTCTTCTTCATTTCGCCACACTTATCTAGCGCTTGGTGCATATGCCCACCCTTCATGCACTTTTCGGCTTTTGCCGTACCTTTGGGATTGACCTTACCGTATGGTACGTCTTCAATCCCACCGCCTACTACCGATCCCGGATTGTGGTTATGGACCGGAATCAGAGACTTTTTGAGTTCTCTGTCGGAGATTTGTTTAAGCTGGATCTTGATCTTTTCGATCTTTTCCATTATGCTCTTGCTAAGCTCACTGCCTTGGTCGTTTTTGCTCACAATAAAAGTCTCCCAAATATATCAATAAGATTACGTTTGATTAATCTTTATCTCCGACCCACAAAGCGTCATTCGGATCGATTTCTGGCAGATTATCTCCACCAATTACCTTTAATTTATCAAAACGGACATTCGAAACCAGCGACTCAACCGCTTTAGGCCAGTATTGTCTGACGACACCATTGATAGTAATGAAACGGGCATAGACAATCTCTTGTCCAAACGACTCATCACGCATGAAGTCACTGGAAGTGAAGCTAGATCGCTCAAAGCCTCGTCCTTCTAACAATGTTTCTCTGTATCTAAGCAGAATAAATACTACAATAGAGTGTAGCCAGCTTAAGTAAACGGCTTCTGAGCCTACAAATACGCCAATTTGATAGGTTTCCCTGAAATTAGCAGACTCCATATGTACTGCTGTGGTCGGAAGAGAGCCTTTGATCACAGCATCTCTTAGATCCAGTATCAAATTGGGCTTTACAAACAGATCGAGACCGTCTACTGACAATATATCGTGCTCGTTCCCGGTCTTATCTACGATTTTTTGACCAGCAACGGGGTAAAGTTCTTCCAGAACACTAGCAGGAAGGGTAATTTTCCCGGCCTGACTATCATAAAGAGGAGTGAAAGGACTCGTCAGAGGATTGTTTGGTATTGATAAAATCTCTACAGGAGAGTAGTGTAGGTCAGATAGCGTATTCTCAGCCTCAACCGAAGATGCCAACTCGATTGATATTCTAGGCCAGCGTCCTTCATCGAGTCTTGGAGATATTGATACTGGAATTTCGGTTTTCAGAAACCAAGACTTAGCAGCCGCTATGTCTTTGTCCCCATACTTTTTGCTAGTAGCAGCATCTTTCGGCAACGCGGCAAAAACATAGTCAAGCAACCAAGGGTTTTTCCTGAGGTCTTCAAGGCCGTCAATAATAGCCGAACGGATTATGATATCCGATGGGTGGATACCATAAACGTCGTCAGGTGGCTTGGTGATAATGGACATTTAACCTTCTGTGCTAGAATATCAATAAGATTACCGAGGGTTTCGATGAACCAGAGCATTAAAGATTTTGCTAACGTTGTTTTTATTCAGTTTAGCTGCAATCAAGCCAATAGGCTAAAGTACGGTGCCGAAAGGCGAGCTGAAATGAAAGCCGCACTGGATCGTGGGGAGCGGGTAGAAGGCTATCGTGCAAAGTGGATTATTGATACAATGTACAAAGTAGTAGATGTACTAGGTAAGTCTGCCGAAACATTCAACAATACGCACTATAACGATATGATCTCTACTAACGATATGGTAGATGTGCTCAATTCCGCTATACACAAGCTAAAACAAACTCCGGACGAGTAATTTAAATCTCAGCGCTGATTCTGTCCTTCATAGTCTTTTCAAACTCTTTCTTGGCCCAATCGAGTGCTTCGTCCATGAAGTGCTTTGCTTCAACGCCCGGATGAAACCAGCGACCAGTTCCTTTCATCTTGGAACTAACAATACGGAACGTCATGATTTGCTTTTGTATTGACTTTTTGCCGGATTTGCCTACGACTTCTTTTTGATATACTTTGACACCCTTCAGGAAAGGAATACCTGTGGGGCCTTGTCTAACGGAGCCGATAGGACCGTGACCTTGCCCAGAACCTTGGTGTGTCTTTATAGGTGAATCCGTGATAGAGAATGAATGGAGCAGCCCTTGCTTTGGCTTGCCCTGATCGTCCTTTTCGATTTTACCAAACGGGATTTTACGCTTTTGCATTT